GGAGGGCGGTCCAGTAGGCGACGAGCTGGTAGAAGTCGTAGGACGACTGCCACGGGTTCGGCCGCTTCCGCAGGGTGTAGGAGCAGGGGAGGTTCGCGTCCTCCTTCCGGCCGTCGGTCAGCGTCCGCAGGACCTGGACCGGCATCACGGCCACCGCCTGGGCGATCCAGCGGACGACCGCCAGGATCGAGGTAACGCGGATCGCCTCGGTCGTCCCGATGTCGCCAGGCGAGATCGCCCCGTAGCCGACCGGCGTCCAGACGGCGCGGAACTCGGCGGCCTTCGGGGCGGCACGCCGGCGCGGCGCTCGCCTGGTAGCGGGCTTGGGTGCGGCGGGCTTGCGCGGCATGTGGGGGCCTCGAGGTCCCCGCAATCGTCCGGCCGCTTTCGCCCCCGGCGAAGTCCGCCGGCCCCTAGATGATCGTGATCCGGTAGTCTTCGAGGCTCGCCGGCGCGTCGTCCTCGTCTGTCGAGGCCAGGGCGAGCGCGTTCACCAGGGCCGCGATCCCGTCGATCTTCTCTGTGCTCTTCCCCTTGTCCGGCTTGATCATGCCGGTCGCGTCGGTGTAGACGCAGACGTTGTTTGCGTTCCACGCCGCGACCGGGTTCCCGCCGTGCCGGAGCCGCCGCTCCACGACCAGGGCCTCTAGGAGTTTGCAGGGCGCGTTCAGGTAGGCCGTCCGCTGCGGGATGTCCTTGACCGTCAGCCCCTCGCGTTGGAGCAGGGTCTCCAGGGCCCCGGCCTGCCACGGGTCGACCCCGACGGCCCGGATCTCGTGGGTCTCGCCGTAGCCCACGATGTCGCGGGCGACCGCCTCGTGGTCGAGCCGGTGGCCGTCGGTCACGGTCACCCAGCCGTCGCGGATCCAGGCGTCATACGGGATCCCCTCGCGGACGCGGTCGGCGACCGTTTCGCGCGGGACCCAGTATTTCCACTCGACGGAGTAGGACCCGTCCCGCTCCTTGAACACGAACGCGGCCGCGGTCATGTCGAGGTTCGAGGCCAGGTCGACGCCCACCCAGCACGGCCGGCCGGCGAGCGGCCCGGCGGGGGCGGCAGCGCAGGCGGACCAGTCGATCGCGCCCACGAACCAGCGCGAGTCGGCGGCCTGCCAGACGTTCAAGGAATATCTAAGCCACTTCGAGAACTTTCTCGCGTCGGTGCAGGCGTCCTGGTAGTCGGCCGCGAACTCGTCCTCCGGGAACGCGATCCCAATCGACGGATTGGCCTTCCGCCAGACCTTCGGGTCGGAGTAGTCGTCGTCCTCGGCCGCGGCGTAGATCAGGCCGTAGAACGTCGGGTTCGCCTTCGGGTCCTTTATCGCCAGCTCGCAGTCCTGCCACCACCGCCACCCGATCCCGTTGCGGTCGGAGCCCGCCGTGGAGATCGAGATCACCAGGCCGTTCGCCGTGCCGCGGGTCGCGTAGATCAGGGCGTCGACCAGGTCGGGCGTCCGGAAGCTGTGGAGCTCGTCGAGAATCACCGAGCCGTTCAGGCCTTCGTTCCGCCACGAGTCGGAGGACAGGCAGCGGATCTCCTTGCCGGTCGCCCGGTTGCGGATGATCGACCGCGAGTCGACGACCTCGAGCATCTTCGACAACTTCGGCGACGCCTCGACCGACTGCTTCACCATCCGGTACATGGTCCGGGCCTGGAGCCGGTCGTTCGCCGCCAGGAACACGTCCTGCGCCGGGGCGTGACAGGTGATCATGAACTGGGCGAGCTGCGACATGAGCGAGCTCTTGCGGTTCTTCTTCGGGACGAAGATCCCGGCCCTGCGGAAACGGAGCCGGCCGTCGGGCCGCCGCCAGCCGAACAGCGGCCGGAGGACCTTCTCCCGCTGCCACTCGATGAGCTCGATCCGCTGCGGGTCGCCGCCGCGCTCGTCGGGGTGGCGGCAGAGGGACTCGATGAAGTCGACCGGCGCGGTGGCGGCCGCCTCGTCCCAGACGTAGCCCGGCAGGTACTCCGGCCGCTTCGCCGGGTCGGCCGGCGCGGCCTTAGCCGCCGCGGATCGAGAGCCGCCGGAGGACCTCGTCCTCTTCGTCGCCTTCTTCTTCGCCATCGGTCGGCTCCTGGGGGATCCGGGCCGCGGCCGCCGCCGTCAGGCCGAAGTCCCTCGCCAGTGTGACGAAGTCCCGCCGCGAGTCACGGAGGAGTTTCGCGACCGGGCTCGCGGCCTGGCCCTTGTCGGTCGCGGTGATCCACCCCTCGGCGGCGACCTGGTCCTGGAGCTGGAGCACGTCGGCGTGGATCCGGGCGAGCTGGCCGAGGGCGTCGACCTGCTCGGGGGCGAGCCGGCCGTCGGCGACCAGGCGCGGGGCGATCCGGTTCCAGAAGTCGAGCGCGGCCGGGACGGCGGCGACGTAGGGCGGGGCGACGATGTCGCCGGCAGGCGCGGCCGTGGAGGCCTTGCGGTACATGGTGTTTCTTCGCCGCTTGGTTTCGCTGCTCCCAGGCTTCGGCACGGGTCCGCGGCTTCCCATTTTTGAAAACTCCCCAGAAATTAGCGCAGAGGGCACGCGGGGCTATGGACAAAATGGCAGGTTTCCGGCCGGCCCCACCCCCCCGGGGGTCGTCATAGGTAGCCCTTCGCCGCCTGCTCGCGTCGCGTCTTCCGCCCGTGGCACGAGCGGCAGCGGCAGGTCAGGTTGGCGTCCGCGTCCGTCCCTCCGTCCTCGAGCGGGACGATGTGGTCGACGTGGGCATCGGCCCCATAGCAGACGCGGCGGCAGTCGCGGCAGACGTAGCAGTCGCGGGCGAGGATCCGCTCCCGCTTGGCCCGCCAGTCTGCCGAGGTGTAGTGGGCCCGCTCCTTCGTGTGAGTGTGCCGCAGCTTGTGCGGCCGCCAGCGTTCGACGCGGTCAGGCATTGTCGGCAGGCAGCAGGGCGAGCGCCTCGGCCATCGGCACGACGTCGACGGCCTGGAGGAGCACGGCCTGGTCCGCGGCCTGCCACATGGCATGCAGCAGGCCGCCGGGCTCGACCTCGGTCAGCAGGTCCGCCCCAAGCATCAGACGGCCGTCCGTCAGTTGCGAGGGAACGGGAATGCAGTTCGTGGAGCCGAACGCCGCGTGCAATTCTGCCAGCCGGCGAGCGAGCGACGGTGTGAACACTAGGGCAAGGCCGCGTGCTTCGTCGCCGGAAATCGGGAGCGTGATGTCGCCCAGCGTCATGATCGCCCGAGCGCCGTGAGGAGCGTCGTCCAGATGGAGTTGTATGTGGCGACCTGCGCCGCCGTCATGTCGCGACCGATGGTGTAGCCAGAGAGTCGCGCGTTGCTGTGGGCAGTCCACGTCCCGTCGTCGTTTCGGAGGGCGAATACCCCGACTGCTCCCGTGTTGGTGGTATTGAAGCCCGCCCCGTCGGTCCCGCCACGCACGCCGTCGGCGAACATCCGAGAATTGCCATTGCCCGAGACGTTCGTCATCAGGTGCAACCTTTTGGCGACCCCTGTGACGACTCCCGCCTGTCCGACAATGGAAGCGTCTGAGTAGGAATACGCCGAAATCTGTGTTGTCGGGGAGTTGAGGAAAACGGCCCAGGTTGAGTTGTTGCTGCCCGCCGCTTTCGCGCCCAGATAATAACGAAACGCGACGGTGCCGAGCGTGTACGGCACCATCCCCATATGGCGACCGTCGGCAAAGTTCTGCCCAAGGCCGGTGTTCAGTCGCTTGCTGCTCCCGTTCCCGAGCAGGCCGCTCGTCGCCGAGTAGTCGATATTCGCGAAGTTGTCGGCCGCGTCGGTCGTGTTGCCGGCGGCCGCGGCCGTGAACGACGTCGCCCGGTACAGCGGCACCAACGCCGCCTCCAGATTGCTGCCGCACATCAAGTTCACTCGCCACATCAGCGACCGCAGCCCCTCGCGGTCCATCGACGTGCAGAAGGCCGATACGGCCCGGAGCGTGGATTGTGAAACGGATCCGCCGTTGGTCACGACACGACGGGCCCAGTCGAGCGCCTCGTGGTGGATCCGCGGGGCGGCGAGCGCCATCACGCGACGGGTCACAGAATCCTCCAGCGCGAGATCGCCGTGGAATAGGTGAGCGTGACCGAGCCGCCGTCAGGCAGCAGGACGACGTCCGCGGTCGTCACGCTCCGGAACCGGTTCGCGGCGTCACTCGAGGCTGACTCGTGCTTGAGCGTGATGTTCGCCCCGCCGGAGCTGTTCGTGTTGATGATCAGCCGAAGGGCGCCGTCTGCGGACGCTGCGGCGAGCCCGGTGATGTCGACCGCCACAGACGACGCGAGCCGGATGATGTCACAGACGCCCGGGGCGTAGTTGTTCTGGCTCGACGACAGGCTGGACGGCGTCACGATCACCGGGTTGATCGCGTCCGCGCCGCCGGTTTGGTGAGTCGAGGCATGGGCCCCGAGCCGGGCCGCGGCCACGGTCCCGGACGTGATGTCGCCGCCGGAGTGATTGTGCTGGACGCCCAGAATCGACGAGACCGTCAGCTTCTCGGTCGTCGTGCCGGCCGCGTTCGTCGCCGGGACGACCGCGTTCGCGTTCGCGGATCCGGCCGGGAGCTGGGAGATCTTCACGTCTGGCATGGATCAGGACTCCGTCCGGAGGAAATTGCCGTTCTCGGCCTGGAGCTGGTTGCCGTTCTCGGCGAGGATCGTGTTCGGGCTGGCCGGCGTCCGGCGGAGCTGCTTCCGCAGGAGCGACAGGATCCGCAGGTTTCGCGGCGGCTGACGGCGCGGCGGCGGTACTCGTGGCATGGTCAGAGTCTCCCCGGCTCGTCGTCGGCGGCGAAGTCGGGCAGCGGCTTGTAGTGCGGGTTCCAGGCCTCCATCGTCCGCTCGTGCGTCCACGTCGCCCGCAGGGCAGCGGCGCGGGCGAGGATCTCGTCCCGCGGCAGATCGACGAACAGCCCGCGGCCACCGCCTCGGCCCCGGCCGACGCGGAGGTCCTTGAGCTGGTCGGTGAGCCGCGTCTTCAGTCGCGAGTAGGAGACGCCGATCGCCGCGGCCGTCGCCGCCTGGGTGGCCCCCTTGGCGATCAGGCGTCGGGCCTGCATCTCCTGCTCCCTGGTCAGCAGGCGACGGCCGTCCGGCTTGGCCTGGCGGCGGCCCACGTCACGCCCTCCGGACCGTGACGACCGTCCGGGCCAGCTCGCCGGGCCCGGCGTAGCGTTTTCGGACGCGGCCGTCGACGACCTGGTCGTCGTCGAGCCAGACGGACCCGGCGGTCGTGATCGCGTCGGCGACGCCCTTCCCGAGGTTGTCCCAGTCACATCGCGGCGGGAACGCCTTGGCCGTGGAGCGCGGCTCGCCGCTTCGCGTCATGTGCGACGGCGGCCGGCCGAAGATCGCCTCGACCTCGAGCACGACCGGCCCGTCTGCCTTATCCCAGCCGCTCCTGGCGGCGATCTGGGCCGCCAGCGCGATCGCCTCCCGGTAGGCGTGGATCGGGTGCCGGGCCTCGACGTAGGCGCGGCCGCGGCCGCCCCAGGTGGAGATCTTGGGGCGGGGCTGCGGGACGGGCGGCCCGGGGACGGTGAACGTCAGAGCATCCATGCCCCGGCGATTGGACGTCGCCAGACCCACGAGTCCAGGCTACTGGACCTGGGACATCGCCACGGCCAGGGCGTCGATCGTGCTCCAGGCCATGTCCCGCCCGTAGGCGACCGCCACCACCGGGACGCCGTAGGAGGCGTGGACGAGCTCGGCGAGGTCCTCGAGCTGCCCGGCCCGGCGGGCGGTGATCCCGTCGCCCCAGCAGGCCCGGACGTAGATCGTGTCCAGGGCGAGCGTCGTCCAGATCTTCTCCGGGATGTCGTCCCGGTCGTCGCCCCGGAACGCGACGGCGGCCATCTCGGCGAGCTGCTGGCGGTCGATCACGGCCCAGGCCTCCTACCGTGCCGCAGCCAGGACCGCGTCCTCGGCCATCACGGCGGCGATCCAGTCGCGGTACAGCGCTACGCGGGTGTGGCAGGACTCCTCCCCGGCGCTGCTCCTGGTCGGCGTCCCGTCGCTGGCCTTCGAGACGTGGCTCGCGATCCCCA